ACCAGCGAAATGACGGCAGCCGCCATCCGGGGACTGTATGCCAGCGTGGCATTTGGCACGACATCGGAGATGACCGCCGCCGGGATACGAACACTCGGCACATCGGCAGCCCTGGCATTGACAACCGTGATGACCGCACTCGGCTGGATACTGGCAAAAGGTGCCGGCGCGCGGGTTCCCTACAACGTAGCCAACCGCCGGGATGCTTACGAGGTATCCCATCGGGTGACGCACGAAACTGCATCACGCGGGGAGGTGGAGATTGAGTACTGATATTTACACGGTAACACAAGCGACAACCGAAACCAGGACGCATTACATTGACTTCACCAACGACCTGCCCTCCGGCGTGACCGTATCATCGGCAACAGCAAGCCACACCCCGCCCAGCGGGGGAACGGCGACCACGCCAACAGTGGGCGTGATTGCATCGAACATCGTGCCGGTTACGCTGACTACCCCGACACCCGCCGGGCAGCATATTTTATCGGTGCTGGCAACGCTATCCAATGGGGATACGTCCGCCGCCCGGCTGATTGTCCAGGTGGATTGGGCTGCGGTACGCTCCGGCATGGCTGACCTCATCCTGCGCCTGCGCGGGATGACAGACGCCGGGGTAGCGGACTACCAGGTGGCGGGTGCATATTATTGGTCTGACAAGCACTTGCAGGACATCCTGGACGCCAACCGGGCAAAAGTGCGGCTGGAACCCATGCAAGCCATCCCCAGTTATGGCGTGGGGACGGTGCTTTATACCGAGTACCTGACCGGGCTGGCGGATTGGGAGAACAGTCCAACCATCCAGGACAGCACCTATGGCACGGTATCCAGCAGCGGGTACACCTTTGATGCCATCACCGGGGCGGCAACCTTCACCGCAGACCAAGCGGGCAGCGCACGCTACATCACCGGGGCGATTTACGACCTCCCGGCGGCTGCTGCGATGGTATGGCGCAAGAAGGCGGCGCACTACGCCGGAATGTATGACATCTCCACCGACAATCACAGCCTGAAACGCAGCCAGCTGGTACAGCACTGCCTGAACATGGCAGCGCAATACGAAACGCAGGGCGGGGCAGGCGTCATCCAATTGGAGAGGGGGGACAATGTTACCCGATAATGAACTGAATGCCATCCGGGATGAACTGGAACGGCTGACCATGCCGGGAACTGCTTACATCCTATCGGGAACGCTGGCATCGGACGGCATGGGCGGATTTACGACCACCTGGGGTACAGCGTCCACCGTGAAATGCCGGCTGGACAGAACCGGCACCGGGTATGAAAAGGCATCCGGCGGGGGCGTGGAACCCTGGCAGGGCTGGGTATTATCCCTGCCCCATGACACGAGTGTGACCGTCACCAACCGGGTGAAAGTGGCATCCACCACATACGCCGTCAAAGCGGTTGACAGCGCGAAGTCGCTAAACTGCGTCCTGCGGGTATACCTGGAGGAAGTCAATGCCTGAAATGGTGATCCGCCTTGACACCAGGAAACTGGATGAGATTGCCGACAAGCTGGGGCAAACCCGCGACCAGGTGCTGAAGAATGTGGCATTTGAAGTGGAATCACAGGCAAAGATAAACGCCCCAGTAGACACCGGCAACCTGCGGGCGTCCATCAACACCGAAAAGATAGAGGACGGCGTGTACCACGTCTCGGACGGCGTGACCTACGGAATTTATCAAGAGTTGGGACCGTCCGGCAGCGGGCGGGTGTGGAAGTACAAGCCCTTCATGCGCCCGGCGGTGGAAGCCGTTGCAAAGAAATTAAAAAGCATGTGGGAGGAGGCTTTAAAATGAGCGTGTATAACGCATTGGGATCAGCGATTTATTCCCGCCTGACGGGGGGAACGGCACTGATCGCAGCCCTGGGCGGTACAGCAATCTACCGCACCGTTGCCCCGGATACTGCCGGCTATCCCCGCGTGGTATTCTCGCACGTCACCGGCGGACCCGACAACATCACCCCCAGCGACAACAGAACGCAGATTGTTCAGATCATGAGCTGGTCTGACAACCAATCCGAAGCGGGCAGCATTGATGCCCTGGTATCCACCCTGCTTCACCGTTATTCCCTATCTGTTACCGGGTACACCGTATGGTGGTGCGCCCGTGAAACCGAGTACAGCCTGGTGGAAATTCCACCCAACGCCGATCCCATCTTTGGGGTGGGGGCTGACTATCGTATCCGTTTAGACCTTACGTAAGGAGAAACAGAAATGGCAGCTTATTCAGGAAGTGCATTATCCCTGTCATGGATTTACAGCGGCGGCACCGTTGCATTGAATGGCGATTATCGCCAGTGCAATTATGAGCCGTCCGTTGCCATGATTAACACCACCGCCGGCAGTGACGCCAACGAGGAATACATCACCGGCGTCAAGGGCGGGCAAGCCTCGTTCAGTGCATTGATGCAGGCGGACGGCACCGCCATGTTCACGGCATTGGCGGAAGGCACCAGAGGCACGCTGAAAATTTACCCAGAAGGCACTGCGGCAGGCAAACCCAGCATCACCATCCCGGCAATCAGCCAGGGCGTACGCTGGAACATTCCCTACAACGACGCGGTGGAAATCAGCGTCACCTGGACGCAAAACGGCGCACGGAGCTAACCCATGCAGACCGTGAAATTGAGTAATGGACGAGAGATCACGGTGGATATCGGGCGCATCAGCGTCAGGGAGTACCGGGCATTATTCAACCCGGAACAAAAGCAGGATGACGAAGATAGCACCCTGGCGAAAGTGGCAGGTCTGGCGGTGGATGAACTGTTAGACCTGTCACAGCCCGACTACCGGCGGATTATCACCGCCATGCTGGCAGACGCCAAGCAGCCGCTGGACGCTGACCCTTCTTAAGCCGGGCGGTGTATTGTGCCATCGCACACAATGCGCCGCCGCCCTGGGAATTGGTCATCTGGACAATCGCAGAGCGATTCGGCTGGACGTTGGAATATATCGAAAGCCTGCCAATGGAACGGATGTATGACTTCTTCAAGATAGAGGACGGCAGGATGAAAGCTAGCAGAACAGCGAGGATGCGACATGGCTGAAAAGGTTGCGAGTTTATACGCTGAAATCTCGGCGGATACCAGCAAACTGCAAAAAGGGCTTGGGACGGTACGCTCCGAGATGAAAACGACAACTGACGCCGTCGGGAAACTAAAAGGCGGTCTGTCATCCGTATCCGGGCTGAAATTCACCGAACTGGCGTCAGCCGTTGGACTGGCAAAGCAAGCCTTCCAGGTTGTATCTGCGGTGGTCAAGGAGACAGTCGGAGAATTTACCGCATACGCCAAAACGGTTGAGGACATGTCGCGGGTGACTGGATCGAGTGCCGAGGAAGTATCACGCCTCATCCAGGTATCAGATGATCTCCAAATATCAACCGCCTCGCTGGAACAGGCGATGGCGGGAGCCGTGCGCAAGGGCATTGACCCGTCAGTGGACAGCATCGCAAGCCTGGCGGATGAATACCTTGCCCTTGCCCCAGGGCTGGAACGGTCACAGTTCCTGGTGGAAAAGTTTGGCAGGTCCGGGCTGGAGATGGCAAAGCTGATGGAGCAGGGCGGCGACAAAATCCGCGACATGGGCGCAGCGGTGGATGACAGCCTCATTATCACCGATGAGGCAATAGAAGCCAATCAGCGGTACATGAAGGCAATGGACGATCTGGGTGATGCTGTCCAGGGGCTGAAAGTGCGGCTTGGGAACATCCTCATCCCAGTGCTGACGGACGCAGCAAACACGGCTATGCTCCTGCTCACATGGCAGGTGCAGCTTGACGCGCAGTATCGTTCGCACGCTAGCGAGATTGAACGCACCATCCCCGTTTGGGAGGACTACGCCCGTGAGTTGGTGCGGTCTGCGCTGGCGGCTGGTCAGTTGCACGGGATGGAGGCACGCAAAGCACGGGCGTTGCTCGATGGTGAGATAGCTGCTGAGCATCAGGCGGACGCGCTGAGCGACCTGGTAGCAGAGTTGGGGGGAGTCCGAGACGGCTACAAAGGAAACACCGAAGCAACCTGGGAGTGGAGTGATGCACTTCACACGATGGTTCCAATTGCCGAAAAAGCCACGCTGGGGGCGCAAGCACTCGCAGACGCCAGTGAAGAATCATCTGTCAGTATGGACAAACTGAAAACTGTCATGGCGGGCGCGGTAGGCAAAGAGTACCGCGATTATTACAACACGATGGCGGACATCACCGAAGAAACAGACGACCTCAAAACGAAAATCGGAGAGTTGGAAGGCAAACGATGGCTGACCTCCGAACAAAAGCAGGAACTTCAAGACTACAAAGACCGCCTATCAGAACTCGGTGAGCGGGCAACAAACGCATCCCTGGAACACCGAAAAGCGATGGCATCCATCGTTTATGACATGCAATACACCAAAGCAATGGCGGATGGCACGATTGACGAAATCGAATACAAGACACTTTCCGATTTTGCCGGGGCGATGGGGCTAATAGATGACGCCACGCTGGACACTTACTATGCCCTTGAAAAGATGAACGAAACCATCGGCGGAAGCAAAGAAAAAGCCGAACTACTGGACGAGGCGATGGGAATGCTTACCCTGTCATTAGCAGACGGCAGGCTGGAAGCTGAAGAACTCGAAAGAATCCTCGACTACTTAAACGGCAAGACGTTTGAATCTGACTTCCGCCTCAAAGTTTCAGGCTTTTCGGGTTTGCAGGATGTACTGAAACACGGAAAGAATGTACCCATCCCCCAGGCGGAAGGCGGAGACTGGATCGTGCGCAAGCCCACTTTGTTTTTGGCGGGTGAAGCAGGCGCAGAGCGCGCCACATTTACCCCGCTGGACGGCAGGGGCGGGGGCAACACCACCCGCAACATGACCGTGAACTTCTACGGCAACTACGGCAGCGCAAGCGAAATCGCCCAACGGCTGGCGATGATGGAGGCATACGGAGTATGACAAGCACGCTTACAAATTGGGAAGTTTATATCATCCAGCCAGCGGAGCGGACGAATTTAGTCACCAACCCGGTGCCAGCGTCCACATTAGGTTTTACCGCCGTCAATTCGACACTGGCGGCGGACACCACCTATCCCAGATACGGCAGCACCAGCCTGAAAATCACCCCCTCCAGCACGGCATTATCGGGCGCGTATTATTCCATCGCCCTGACTAATACCGTAACCTATACCTTTTCGGTAAGCGTCAAGGGCAAAGCAGGCATCACCTACACGCTGGCATTTATTGACGACACCGGATCGGCAGTGGAGGCATCCACGCAATTCACCGCCAACGGCAACTGGCAGCGGCGGTCTGTCACCTTTACAGCGGATGAGACTGACACCTTCTACTTGCAAGTGCAAAGGGACGCAGACCAGGGCGACAAAACCGCCTTCTACACGGCGGGCTGGCAATTGGAAGCGGCATCTACGGCATCCACGTTTATTTGTGGAAACAGGGAATTATTAGGGATGCTGCCGGATAAGGCAGAATATTACTGGACAGGGGCAGCCAACGCCTCCACCAGCGTCCGGGTAGACTGGACGCAATCGGGCGGAACCACGCTGCGCCTGCGGGACTATTGCAAAATTATCGCCATGCATGGGGCAGGGATGCCCCAAATTACACCGTTATCCGTCAATATCACCACTGGCGGGGAAATCTACCAGTGGAGCCGCCCAGGAGGGCGGCAGGTGCATTTTATCCTGGAATTTACCGGCGACACACCGGGGGACGTGGCGCAGGACATCGCCGCAATCCAGGCGGCACTGGACACCACCCGGACGAGGTACAACCAACCCATCCGGCTGATGTTCGTGGGCTACAACGAGGCGGGAACCATCGAACAGAGCGACACCGTGTTAATGGATGTCGCTTATGTATCCGGGTTTGAAGGGGCGATTACAAATTACTACCACGAGCGGGTTGACCTGGTGCTGGAACAATACGAGCCAGCCATGCAAGCGGACGGGTACACCACCACCACCCTGGACTGGCAGGATGCGCTGACGGGTGACTGCCTGGTGCGCTTTACCAAGAACGGCGTCATTGACAACTTCGGCATCACAAGCACGGCAGCCGGAAATACTGGCATGTGTATGGTTAAGGGTATCAACGGGGAATATTATCTCGGCGGTGTATTTACCGACCTGAACGGGATTGCTAGGGCGGACTATATCGCCAAGTACACCGCCAGCGGGGGCTGGGCGGCGATGGCAAGCGGTGTGAGCGGTGATGTTTATACTGCTGCCGTTGCCGATGACGGGACGCTGTACATTGGGGGTAATTTTCAAAATGCAGGCGGGGACGCGGCGGCGGATTACATCGCCAAATGGAACGGCAGTGCATTTTCGGCAGTTGGCACGGCGGGAGCCAATTCTTGGGTGCAATCCCTGGCAATCTCACGCGTCGGGCATCTCTACGCCGGAGGTATATTCACGAATATTGGCGGGAGCGGGGCGAACTATCTCGGACGCTGGGACGGCAGCAGCTGGAACGTGGTCGGAAGCGCAACAGCATTGAATGGTAACGTTTATGCCATCATCCCCGACCCCTGGGGGGACGGGGTGATTATTGGCGGGGCTTTTACGAATGCGGGCGGAGACGGGACGCTGGACTACCTGGCTCGAGTGACGGTATCGGGATCGACCTACGCCTACACATTCGCCAACGTGGGAGGGACTGCTGCGTCAGTCCCTAATGGGTATGTGCATACTATTTATTATGACGAAACATTGGGTCGGATGTATATCATGGGGGCTTTCACCGCCGTTGGCAGCGTGGCGGCAGCGGGCATCGCCTATTGGGACGGCAGCAATTGGAACCCCTGCGGCAGCGGGCTGACTGGAACACCCGCCGTACCGCAGCAAATAACCAGCGATTCGGATGGCAATTTATACGCCGCCTGTGACGGTTTTACACTCGCCGGGGGCATCTCCCTGCCGGACAGTTTCGCCATCTGGCGAGGTAACCAGTGGCACCCGGTCAAGATGGACGCAACAACCGGCGTATGGCGCGGGTATGGCGTCTATTATGACCCCGACACCGGCGACTTGTTCTGGCTGGGGCGGATCACGTCCTCCACCGTAGAGGGGGACACCATCGTCACCAATTCCAGTTATACGGACACCGACTACCTGGTGCTGACCGTGACCGGACCCGGCAAGGTTTGGGGCATCACCAATTACACCACAAACGAAGTAATTGACTTCAACAACCTCGCCCTGCTGGCGGGCGAGACAATGTATGTCCTATTTGGTCCCACCGGCATTATCCGGGCGTATGCGAAGGGAGGGCGGACGCGTGACCTGCGCCCTTACCTGGTATCGGGCAACAGTCCCACGATGCACCTGGCACCAGGGGCAAACAAGATCGGGATGTTTATTTATGGGTCTACCAGCGGAGCGACCACAGCGACCCTATCCTACCGGACGTTTTACCGAAGCCTGGAACAGGCGGTGTATTAATGGCAGCCCCTTACAGCCTGCGGCTATTTACACCAGCGGGGGGCAACCTGGGCGCGCTGACCGACTACGCGGGCTTTGCGCTTGCCTACGGTCAGGGCGTGGTGGGGGTTTGCAGTGTGACACTCGGCAACAAGTGGAAAACGTCACAGACGTTCCCGCCTTATACCCGGCTGGAAGTGTGGCGGTCTGTTGGCGGGATCACCTACCTGGAAGGAGAACGGATATGGTATCTACTCGACCAGGCGGACTACCGGGATGCGCAAGGCAGGCAATTACAACAGCTAACATTCTATGACGCGAACTACATATTAGCGCACAGGTATATCCTGGCAGCCGCCGGAAGTGCGGAAGCGGACAAGACCGACAATGCCGATGACATGATCAAGGATATTGTCAAGGAAACCATCGGCAGCGAGGCAACCGCCGCCCGCCAGGTGACTGGCTTGACCGTAGCAGCAGACAACGCCGCTGCCACGTCCATCACAAAGGCTTTTCACGGCAGGCGGGTGATAGATATATTAAATGAAGTCTGCGCCAAAGCCAGGGATAATGACGAGGCTTTATTTTATGACTTCGTAAGAACAGCGGAGAACACGCTGGAATTTAGAACCTTCATGGGACAAAGAGGGACGAACCGGGGCAAGGATTCAGCCGCGCCCCTGCGCCTGACATGGGAGGGGGGCAACCTGCGGGAGCCATCCATCACATACAACCGGTACGGGGCAGCCAATTACATTCATGCCGCCGGGCAGGGCTTGAAGAGTGCAAGGGTGACGAAATACGCCACTGACGCAGTACCCCCCACCGGCTGGGCGCGGCTGGAATACTTTAAGGACTGCCGCAACGTGGAAAGTGAAACGGAAGTCCAAACCGAAGCGGACGCCATCTATGAGGAAATGCGCCCAAAGGTGGAATTTACCGGCAGCTTATCCGACACCCCGGCCGTGCGATACGGGCGCGACATCCTCTACGGTGACAGGGTGTGGGTGGAATACGCAGGCTGGCAATTCGAGGCACATGTCACCAATGTGTCATTATCGGTGTCACCCACCGGGGTGGAACGCCTATCGGTGAAGCTGCGCAACTTTGACGAACCGATACCAGCAGCATAGGATGGGATTATGGACATCAACGGCGAATTATTGAAACGCATCAAAGACCTGGAAAAGCGATTAGACGCCTTATCCGGGCAGGAAGTGCTGACCATGACCGCCCTCACCGACCTGACAGATGGGGGAGCGACTACGCTGCACAAGCACAGCCACACGGGGCTGGATGACATCGGCACGACTACCCATGCCCAGATTGATACGTTCATATCCAACGCGACGGCGACGCTGACGGATGGATGGTGGACGCGCAGTGAGACCTGGACACGGACGAGCAATACTACGTTTACGCTTTCGGGCGACCTGACGGCGGTGTTTGTGCCAGGGGCGAAAATCAAAGTGACACAGACGAGCACGAAATATTTTTACGTGGTATCGTCTAGTTACAGCAGTCCGAGCACGACTGTGACCATCACAGGGGGATCGGATTACAGCCTGACTGACAACCCCAGCGCCAGGTGGATCAGTTATCAGGCTAATCCGCAGGGGTTTCCACAGTGGTTCAATTTTACGCCAACGTGGGGCGGTTTTAGCAGCGCCCCAACAGTAGCCAACGCGGTGTTTACCATCACGGGGCGGATGGTAACGGTGGTGGTAAATTGTTCGGACAATGGGACGAGCAACGCGACGACGTTGACCTGCACACTGCCAATTGCGGCGGCGTATGCGGGGCGCGGTGCGGCGGGCTACGCAGTGGACAACGGAACCGGGCTGACGGTGGCAGGACGGATTTATGTGGCGGCGGCGTCCGATACTATGTACGCGTATACCGACATGGGAACCGGCGCATGGACAAACAGCGGTGCTAAGCGGCTGGATTTTTGTTTGACGTATGGGATATAGGAGTCAGCGGGTGGCATCCGGCAGCAGCACGCTGGACGCCTGGCTGGAGGTTTGGGCATATATCGTGTAAAGGAGGAGTGGAATGAAACTGGTACTGGATACGTGGGCTGGCAACCAGCCCGGAGACCTGGCGCAAGTGGTTGGCGTGTCAGGCGTCATCCTGCGGGGCGGGCAGGGCAATTGGGGTGATGCAGACTTTGCATCCGACTGGCAGCGATACCGCCGGGAAAAACCGGAGTGGAAGCTGGGCGTCTATCATGTATTTGACCCCTACTACACCACATCGGCGCACATTGACCGGATGATGCGCTACATGCCCGATGACGTGGACTTACCCATTGTCCTGGATGTGGAACTGGACCGGGGCAAAACCAACAGCGACATTATCAGCAGGGTGACAGAACTCTACAACGCATTGAAGGCAGCGTATGACCGGGTGATGATCTACACCGGGGGCTGGTGGTGGAACGTCCACATGACACCATCACCCGCCTGGCAGCCATCGGCAAACTTCTGGCTGGCACGGTATCCGCTTGCCACTTATCCCCCTGTTACATGCAGTTGGGAAGAATTGACCCGCTACTACCCCACCGGCTGGGTGCCAGCCTTGAACGGCGGCGGAAATGCCGTCATGTGGCAGTGGTCGGGCGATAAATTCACCCTGCCGGGCTATAACGGCAAGCTTGATCTGAACTTTGTGCCGGACCCCATTTGGGAGAGTTGGGTAGGCGAGGAAGAACCACCGGAGCCAACCCTGGAAGAACGGGTAACACGGCTGGAAACCATAGCACGGGAACACGGCTGGGAGATATAGAGTATGGCAAAGCGAGAGGTGAAGATTGCCACCACCGGGGACGAACAACAAATAAGCGACCTGGCAGCGGCAGGACTGGACGCTTCCCAAATTGGGCGGGTATTGGGCTTGAACATCACCAGTGTCAGGAGCGTGCTTGTGGCGCAAAACCAACGGCGGGCGCAGACCATCCAGGAGCTGCTGCACGTAGACTTCGGCAAGCCGTTGGAGCTATCCGGGGACGACTGGATGGTGACAAGTGACTGGCACGTTCCCGAAACAGACTGGCGGCTGGTGGAGCGCATGTGTTCCATAGCCCGCAGGAACCTGGTAAAGCAGCTTGTCATCGGCGGGGACTTTTTCAGCCAGTCGCAGTTTAGCCCGTTTGCGAATTTAGTGCCGCCTGTCACCTGGGCGCAGGAGCGGGATGCAGCGCGGGAGCTATTGAGGCACATGCTGGACGTGTTCGAGAATATCTGGATCGTTATGGGAAACCATGACCGGCGGCTTGTCAAGTGGGCGGATGCAACCCTGGACGAGAAGGACGTGTTCGGCATGGTCATCACCAGCAACCGGGTTCACGTTAACAAGTTTGCCTATTGCACGATAGAGACTACCGGCGGCAAGTGGCGGGTGACGCACCCGATGAACTACCGCCAGGCGCGGGGACAGACGCCGGCATTGTTGGCGGATAAATTGAGGATGAACGTTATAGCAGGACACGAACACCACACCGCCTTGACGTACAGCCCCAGCGGGGAATTTGTGGCGGTCTCCATCGGCGGGCTGTATGACGCCGGGAAAATTGCTTACGTCCAATTGACCGACCAGCTGCGCCCGGCGATGACGCCGGGTTTTGTGATGCTGCGGGGTGGGTATCCCTATTTATTCGGGGACAAAATCACGAATTGGGAGGCGTGGGGAGCATGATCTTGCGACTAGGCGACTGTATTGAAGTGATGCGGGGTATGGAAGCGAATACCATTGACACCTGCATCACCGACCCGCCCTATCGAGGACGCTCTCACCGCACGGATAGCCGAGTTGGAGCAGGAGAACGCCCGATTGCGTGAGGAGAACAACAAGTTACAGGAGTGGTATGACGAAATGACTAATTCAGAAATAAGAGGTGAATTATGAAAACACTTTGCCCTAACTGTGAGAAAGAAACAGAGTGTGAATTTACCGCCGAGTTGTACGAATGTAAAGAATGTGGGGAGGATTTTGCTAAATATATTGTTGCCAGAAAATTGCCCGATGAAAAATCAAAAGAAGATGAGACGTTTGCACAGTTGAAAGTTGAGCAATATCTTCGGCAACAGATAGAGACATTACAGTTCGCTAATGAAGGTTTGCGGAATGAATTATCAAAATTGAAAGGCATATTGTTAAAGCAGGGCGAGTTCTTTTGTTGGGCAAGCCAAGCTTATGCCAAGAATGTAAACGATTTGATTTATGCAATCATGGCGGCAACCACCTATGATACCGAAGGCGAAGCCAGAGATGGCAAAATGAACTCAGACAAGATGGATGCTGTGAATACGAAAAGTCCTTGTTTTACTTATATCATTCACGGCGCAAACGGCAAGCCTGACAGAACAGTAACGGTATACAAACCAACAAGGGCATATTATCTTGTCTACGAAATTATGAAATTTCGGAGGTTTCCTGCGGTCTTTCCAGACATAGGGATTACCGTATTAAGTGAGAACCAATTTTCAAAATCTGATAGTTCGGTGACACAAAATACTAATCCTAATTTTAATAATCCTAATTTTAATAATCATTAAAACAGGCAAAAGGAGTGAAATGAGAAAAGATAACACGGGTACGCGGCAGGAGGTGAAAGATGAGTGAACTAAAAGTATGTGCCTATTGTGGGGTGGGAATGAGTTGATGGAGGATAAATGATTGACTTGCGACTTGGCGACTGCCTGGAAGTGATGAAGTCTATGCCTGATAACAGCGTGGATGCGATTGTTACCGACCCGCCTTATTACAAAGTAAAGGGCGAGGCATGGGACAGGCAATGGGACACGGCTGATGGTTTTATTACGTGGATTGGCGAATTGTGCGAACAGTGGGAGCGCATACTTAAACCAAACGGCAGCCTTTACGTTTTCGCCAGTCCGCGCATGGCGGCACGTGTGGAGGTTGAGATAGGGCGGCGGTTCAATGTGCTGAACCGTATATGCTGGAGAAAGAAATTTGCATGGAATAAACTTGGAGATGACGGAAAGCCTGCCAGAGTTTGTGAGGATAATTTACGACGGTATTATGATGCGTCTGAATACATTATCTTTGCCGAGCATTACGGCGCGGACAACATAGCCAAAGGCGAGGCGGGTTACGTGGCAAAGTGTGATGACCTGCGCGGGTTCGTGTTTGAGCCACTGCGGGCATATCTTGACAGTGAGCGCATACGGGCGGGGCTGACACCGAAACAGGTGACGGACATTTTGGGGACGCAAATGTATGGTCACTATTTCACACAAACACAATGGGAGTTACCAACAGAAGAATACTACCTAAAGATGCGCGATGGATTTCATCGCCTAAATCACGGCGGCGAATACTTGCGCCGTGAATATGAGGACTTGCGCCGTGAATATGAGGACTTGCGCCGTGAATATGAGGACTTGCGGCGGGAATATGAGGACTTGCGCAGACCGTTTTCGGTGACCGCTGATGTGCCTTATACGGACGTGTGGAATTTCGCAACCGTGTCGCATTATCCAGGTAAGCACCCATGCGAGAAACCCGCCGCGCTAATTAGGCACATTATCACCGCCAGCACCAGACCAGGCGCGGTTGTGTTGGATTGTTTTGCTGGTTCAGGCGTGGTCGGCATTGTGTGTAAAGAAACTGGACGGGACGCAATTTTGATTGAGAAAGATACTGGATATTTCAAAACAATGGAGCGCAGGATAGCCGAAGCGCAGGCACAGCCGCAGTTGATATAGGATACTAGACACCGGGTGTCTATTATCCTGGACAGGTACGCCAATGACGTACTACAACCGCCAATTATCCACCGGGCTGGCGCGGCGGTGTGCCGGTTTTGAGGCGGCCCAGTAGGATACGACGGCGTTTTGCGAGATGGGTGCGGATGAGGTCAGCCCAGGTACAGGATTCGAGACCGAGACTGTCCAAGCGGGCTGTGGCGGTGGCGATCTGACGGGAGAGGACGTATATCTGCCGATTGTCCATCCCTGCAATCTCCCGGTCTGTGATGGCTTGCTCACGCAGATAATCCTGGATAATCTGATCTACCTCAGCATGACGGGGCAGATTAGAGGGACGCCCGACAGTTTTATCACGATTGCGCAGGATGGCAATATCTTCTGGGCGGAGAAACCAGGTTTCGGCGATTTTGATGCCGAGGTTGTATTTGACGAGCAAGGCGCGGACGCGGCGATCTGAGATGGATAACTCGGAGGCCGCTTGTTTGGTGTTGATCAGGGTATTGAGGTCAATCATGGGGTGGTGTGCCGGGTCTAACCACCTACCCGGCAAGGGTTAATGGCTATATGAGAGTTATCCGAAGATAACCTTCCCAAAAAGACCGACTTGCAAGATCATGTCAGCTTCAACTGAATCAACGTGATAAAGCGTCCAATCGCGAGCGTACATCCGGACAGCCTCAATAGGGACATCGGTTTCCCCCGACAATATTATCCGGACACCCCGCCGGATAACCTGATAATCCACACGGTAGACAGGTAAACCCTCTTCAAATTCTACCAACCGCTTACCTCCTTCCCGTATCTGCTCACGCAAGCGGATGGATACTTCTAACTCTTCGGGCTTATACTCGAAGAAATGTCCCCACCAATTGGAACCGCCCCCCACGCACTCAGCTAACACATGCTCCACAAATCCCCGGGCAACTGGGGGTAACTCCCCATTCTCCAAACACGGCATTCGTACAATAGCGACTCTCGTCGCATTCCCCTCAAACTCCCTATATATTCCATCATACCACTCAAAATAGTGGTTCTCAGGATCGAACTCCCGATAATCTTCAAGCCGTACGGGGACTTCATCCCCATAGGCTTCATCTATGTTGATAAAACCATAACTTTCATAATCCACGCCAAAGAACGGTTCAATTCTCATTTTTTATCTCCTTTATGTGATTGACTTGATTGACTATATTATACCGCATACGGAGCAATTATATAGTGTCAAATGTCATATTACAATACGACATTTGTCATAACCGCCAATTATCCACCGGGCTTGCGCGGCGGTGTGCCGTTTTGAGATCGGCGCGCAAGATCACCGTCAATGGCTGGCGTAATACGGGCACCAGCTGAGTACAGGTTTTATATGATGGCACCCGTCCGTCCAGGATGCTGGCAATTGTGGGGTGAGTGGAGCCAACCAGGTCGGCAAATTCCCGGATAGAGATATTCCGGCGCTCCATTTCAGCTTTTATTAGATCACTTAGGGGGAGAATGTCCATATAAAACATATTAACCGATTTGGTATAAAATGTGCTTACCAATCTGGTAAAAAGGCTTGACATTCCTTTTTATTTGCGTATAATGGTAAATAAATTTACCACGATGGAAAATAAAAATCCATCAGAAAGGAATGAAATGGCGGAAGACTACATCCAAACCAACGTAAGCATCACGAAAGAGGACGCTGATAAGTTGGATAAACTTATGAAGCTCCATTACCTGGACAACCGGTCAGCGTTTATTCGCCGGTTGATCCGGCAGGAGTGGGTGAGGGTTACGGGGGAGCCGGTGATTGTTGCCAGGGATCCGGGGGAGGAATCATGAAACGCTACCGTGTTTGGAACAATCATACTGATGATGATGGAAAAATGAGGAAAGGAGGTGAAACCATGTGGCTTGCAGATTGGTGCGCGGCGATTGGCGAGATTATCGCCATTGCCATTGGAGTTTTTGCGGTTGTTGCCGACCAGTGGGGGGTGCTGGTCGGAGCGGCGATTTTGTTTGTCGCAATCGCCATTCTTTGGGCTGAATGGCGGGCGGGTCGGTAAATTCAGTTGTTTTTACTGAGTATATTGCGCTCCTTTCTGAGGTTGTGCTGGCAGCTACCGTCAAACTGATTGACACGCTGCACGAAGCGGAAAAATCACTCATCGCAGCAAAGGGAGGGGCAATTAGCCCCAATTAGCACCTTATCAATTGATACAAAGCCAGACCTGGCTGATAACCCAGTAAGGATCAGATTTAGTGGAAGCGGTTATCAGGCTGCTGATCGCCAGGCACTGGTTTTGCTGGCGGCGGCGTGGTGGGAACACGCTGATATACACTCAACTCTCAAATGTCGATGCCTTCCGGTTCGCAGTAATGTGAACGATAGGATGCGGGAAGGCGCAGGAAGTTTTGGAAACTTTTCGAAGCCCAATATAGCACAGCGCGACAGTGTATAACGGAGAGAACCAGGTTCGAATCCTGGCCGCCAAACTTCGTCAAGCTGGCTTGCCAGGCATAACTTGACCCGGAGTCGTAACCGGGAAAACAAAACGCAAGGAGTGATGAGCCAACCATGACAACAATTCAAGCGAATGTATGGACTGTTTCGATACACAATGACCCCAACCCAGGGCTGGCTACCCTGGAGGGGATTTTTTGACTAATGGAGGAGTGAAATGATGGCATGGGTATTTCTAACTGTTATGACGGCACTGGCAATTTACTTAATCTGCCGGGAGAACCCGGCGAAGGAGGAATAATGGCAGACGAAATTAGCGAGGTCGAAGAATTTGAATGGACAGAGGAAAAAGAATACCGATTCCTGAAAGCCTACATTATGGGGGATAACCCCCATAATGTGGCAATTTTAGCGGCGAAGTGGGTGGCGACTTCTGGAAATCCTGTTAATCCCGATTGGGTTATGGCATTAGCCAACGGCAACCCCGATGAGTGGGATGCCCTGTTGGTGGAAGTCCGCCACCTCATCGAGTATGACGAAAGGCGGGAGGCGAAATGACAACGGCAACGATGGAACGGCGACCCATCAATATCCTGCCCCTGCTTGTCATCCTGGCATTTGTGGGGCTGGCATTGGTGGTGGTAGACACAACCCGCAGCCATGCGGAACAACGGCACGGACAGGATGCAATTGCCGTGCGCAATTGCATTGACAGCGGGAATATCCATAGCACTTGGTGGAACCCGCGAACCGGAAATTATATCCAGGTATGCAATCTCAACGGCGATGACCACACCTGGGGTATCCGGGTGCTGCGCCGGGCGGGTAAAGGCTGGGAAGAAGTCACGGCTTTTATCCGCCGCCAGGCAACATCCTGGGGGGAGATGGAGGACTACCTGATTGACAGTGGAGCGGTACTCACCTGGATAGCCACCGCGAAATAAAAATACCCCCCGCCAATTGCTATTTGGCGGGGGATGGAGGGGTAAGGACAGGTTACCTACCCCAATGATAGCACGAAAAAAGGAATGATGCAATGGGTAACGAAATTGCAAGAACAGACGACAGCATTGTGGAACAAGTGGTGATCGGTGGAGACCTTTCCCGCCTGACGCCAGAACAGCGTGTTAACTACTACCGGGCAGTTTGTGACAGTTTGGGTTTGAACCCCCTCACCAAGCCGTTTGAGTACATCCAACTCAACGGGCGGCTTACCCTTTACGCACGAAAAGACGCCACCGACCAACTGCGGCGCGTCCATAACGTGTCCATTGTAGACGTCCAGGTGAAGGAAACCGACAGCGATTTTATTGTAACAGCACACGGCATGACCCCGGATGGACGGCGTGACGTTGAGATCGGCGTGGTGTCCAAAAAGGATATGAGGGGCGATTATGGCAACGCACTTATGAAAGCGGTCACGAAGGCAAAACGCCGCCTTACCCTATCCATGTGCGGTTTAGGGATGCTGGACGAAACGGAAATCGAAACAGTACCAGGTGCCATCCCTGTCAAAGTGGATGACGAAGGCGAGATCATGTCCGCCATCACCGTCACAGAACCAATTGACGTGCCGGACGAACCAGAACACGCGATGACGTACGAAACAGCCTGCGCCGTCACCAACCGGGACGGCGAGCGGTACGGTGACATTCCCACTGACAAACTGTCATTCATGCTGCGGTCTATCGATAAACGCATCCGGGAGAACCACCTGGAGGCTGACGAACTGGACTCCCTGCAAAACAAGCGTGACGCCATAATAGTAATCATTCGTCACCGGCGGGAGGTGGGGGAATGACACCGGAAGAAATCACCCAAGAATTACAGGCACTTGCAGAAACAGCCCGGTACTCATGGGTTGAACGGAATAATGACGACTTCCAGGGAGCAACGTCAGATTTGGAGAACTGCCTGGACTGGTGGAGCCGGTCTAACTTTGCCTATTATGACACCGTGCGGTGTCACCTGCAAGGCATCGTGGACGACCTGGGGTATCACTACCCAGGCTTTACCGCCCGGATCGCAAAGGTGCTGGACGCCATGCCGGAAATGGAAAGCGTGACGGCATGAACTGGACAATCATCATGCGGCGGCTGGAAGAAATGACCCACAAGGCAGGGGGCGACCAACCCCCTGCCGACAGGTGGGGCGTATCGGATGACGGCGATGAGCCGACGCAGGACACGAACACGGAGGATGACGATGAGTGAGACGACAGGTGCATACCAGGCATTTACCACCCGGCAAGCCGAAATCATCCGGCTGCTCCACGTTGGGCGTGAACGCGCCATGACCGAATACCGGTTGCTGGATGAGTTAGCCAGAGCCGGGTTCTACATGACCGAGCGGGAGTTTAGGTCGGAGATCGCAGCCCTACGCAAGCAGGGCATCATGATTGGCAGCAGTGCCGGTTCAAACCCCGGATACTACTTGATCGCAAACATGGGGGAGTTTGACGAATTTATTGCCACAGAACTACTGCCACGCATCAAAGACCTGAATGATACATACCGGGCGATGAGTGGCGCAGCGCAGACGCAGTTTTGCGGGCAATTGTCATTCTTCGGGGGGCGGTCATGAGGCGCAAACTTCAGACTGCCGCAGACCGTATCACCGCCATATTCCTGGCACTCGTGGCATTGTTCGTGGTGCTGTACTTTCTGCCCCAGGTGATTGGAGGGTTGCCATGACCGACCTGATACCAGTCACGGTGATAGAGCATCAGGGACCCTTCCCGCCAAGCATGCAAGGAGTGTACCTGACATACCAGGGGCAAACGTTGGAACAGGCAGCGGCAGAAGTTGAGGCGACCCTGGAACCCGGACGGCTGACAGCCCGTGAAGCTGCGGATGAGTGGAACCGACAGCAGACACGCCCGAATGAAGGCAGTTGGGATCAGCAAGTCCGGGAAGATGCACGGGAACGGGTGCTGACGCTGGCGCGCAAGTTGGAACGAAAGCCCTGGCAGACTATGACGATGCTGACGCCGAACGGGTTGGGGCGCGATTTGGTTGGAGATTTGAAAAGTTACGGCTTGCTGACGGTGGCCTGGGACGAAACAGGTATGCCGTATTATGCTTTACGGGGCACGCCGATGCGGGCTGACCTGCTGGACGAGGCTGGAATTGCGCGGATTGAGGAGGAGGGGAAATGACAATATCACCCATTGACATTCGAGCATTGAAAGGCGCACCGCTATCAGTGGTAGTGTTGCTGATGGCGCAGACGCAGCCGGTATCCGTGACCTATATCAGCAGCATGACCGGATACAGTTACAAGCCGGTGGAAGATGCCCTGCTATACCTGCAAACGATGGGCAAGGTGTCCAGGGTGGGGCGGTATGGCTGGCAAATTGCCGAAGCGACACAGCCCCCCCTGGCAACACCGGATGACGTGATTGACGTAACCCCGGAAGTGGAGGAAATAACAGAAGAAACTGAATTGCCGGGAGTTGGAATATTTCCAAGTCCTCTTAAGAAGGTTAAGTTAAGAGATACTCCAAATAGTGATAACCTACTTAACTTAAGAGGGCGGGACTTGCAAAATTTCCAAGTCATGCAAAATTTGGGCTTTTTCGGGCAGGCAGCCCAGGAGGTAGCGAAACTTCCGCATGTTACCGAGCGGATGATTAGGTACCACTGTGCCACCGCGCCCAACAAGAATTTGGCATTATTTAGGATCAAAAAGGGCTGGAGGGTGCCGGATGATTGGAGGGGGGAAGGCGACCCGCCACCGGATGAGAGCAAGAAATACCTGGACAGCCTTGCGCGGTTTGGCGTACCGATGGAAACGGAGGAGTGAGATGACAGTGGCGATTTTGGTGATTGGTTTGCTGGCACTGGCGGTCATCTTCGGCTGGGCTGCGGGGAAGGTGCGCAGCCTGGCGATGGCAGTCGTGTTGCAGATGGGTTGCTTTATCTTCCTTGCCCTGGCGGTGATCGTTGCCGGGGCTGCGATTACAGGAGGTGCGGGATGAGTGATGAAGTGCATGATTATATTCGCTATTGGCGGGAGCGCGCAATAAAAGCCGAGGCTGAAAACGCCCGGCTGAAAATGATAATTTGTGGATGTGTCCCCATTTTGCGGGGACAAATTAACAATTATAAGAAAACGCTTGAATTGATAATAACTGTGTCTGAATTATCACAGGCGATAACGCTCGCAAAACGAGCATTGGAGGAGGTGAAGGAATGAACTACCACGACAGGAATTTACTGCCCGGATGGGCTGAAGGTCAAGGCGGCTGCATCGTGGCGGTGCTGCTTACCCTTGCCATGATTGGTGTTGCCGTGATGTACTTCATGGGGTGGTTATGACAGCGCACAAGCCCAAAAAATTGGTATGCACCAAATGCGGGTGCGACTTTGCCGGATGCCGCCAGGCACTATACTGTCCGAAATGCCGGGAGAATAGAAACCTGGAACGGGCGAAAGAACGCCAGCGGCGGGTGAGTGAATCCATGACGGAAGAAGAAAAGGAGAGGGAACGGCGGGAGGATCGCGAAAGATATGCCGCCCGGCGCAAGGCATCCCGCTATCTGCCCCGGCTTGACTTGTACGCCAAATTCGTCAAGGCTTTACCCGGCGCCGATGATGACGCCCGGCTGTTCGTGGGCAGGATATTACCGCTGGGTGCCATCAAGCGGGCTGCGCCCGGCTTTTTCCCGGACGGGCTATTGATCCGGCTGGAGGCAAAGGACGAGACATACACCATCAAGGGCGGTGTTTTGGTGAAATACCAGGAAGGTGAAACAAACTCATGACATCGACCCCCATCCTTTGCCGAATCTGTGGGAAAATTATCGGAGAAACCACCACCTGGAAAGGCACGACCTACCTCCTGGTTGGCGGGCTGGCAGTCACCAAGCTGGACGGGGTGTGTGTCGAGTGCAAGACCCCCTACCAGTGGAACTCAAATTATGCTGACCGCCACAAAAAGAGATTTAAGGCGCAGGGTGCTTGTATAGACACCTGAAACCTGCTATACTGTTACCAATTGAATAACCAACCCGGTTATAGCGGGAGTAACGCCCCGCCCAGGACTAGTGTCATAATCAGACGACCGCCTGATACTATCGGGCGGTTTTCGTTTTAGAAAGGCGGAAAGATGGAAGTTATCGGGACACTCGGAGTTATCTTGTTTATGGCTTTCCTCGTTGAGAGTATGGTGGAATACTTTTTCGGGGAAATTGCCAACCATGTGCCAGCCCTGGAACAGTGGAAGTGGCTGCTGATGTACGTTGCCGCTGCCGTTGGCATCGTGGCGGCATTCATCTATCAGTTTGACTTGATCGCCCTAATTGCAAGTTGGCTGGAAGTAGGTCTGAAGTCGTCCCCCTTCGGCATAGTCCTCACCGGGCTTGCCATCGGGCGGGGTGCGAACTACATCCACCAGATTATCTCAACCTATTTCCCGAAAAAGTGAGGCGGTATGGACGCCGCAGACAGCAACGGGAACGGACGGGTAACATTAGCAAAATTGGAAGGCAAGATAGACGAAATCCTGCGCCGCCTTGACCGGATGGAGGCGTGCCAGGAACGGCAGGCAGCCGCCCACGAAGCCAGGCTAAACAGCCTGGAACAAGGGCAGGCAACCCGCGTCCAGCAGCTGCGCACGCTGGAGGATGACGTAGAAGCCCTGGGAAAAAAATCAGAAAACTGGTCAATTATCAACAGCGCGCTGGGGATTATCGCTGCCGCCCTGGCTGCGCTGGGGTTCGGGAGCAAGTAAATGGCACCACGCACAGCCGCCAAAGTGGACGCCAATCAGCGTGAGATAGTCGCTGCCTTGCGCCGCATTGGGGCAACCGTCCAATGCCTGCACATGGTGGGGCATGGATGCCCGGACCTGCTTGTCGGCTGGCGCGGTGAAAACATCTTGCTGGAAGTCAAGATGACCGGCGGCGACATGACGCCGGATGAACTGGACTGGCACGCAGCCTGGCAGGGCGAGGTGAACGTGGTGCGCTCCATTCAGGACGCGCTGGAGTGCCTACGGTGATAGCACCCGAAGCGCGCCCGGATACGCTGGTACTTTGGACGTGGCGGCGAATGTTACAGATGACGGAGGTGGAATGGCAAAGATAATTTGGCATAACGAACGGCGGGCAATCAGGGAGCTTATTCCTTACGAGGTAAACCCGCGACAAATTACAGATAAACAGGCGAAGGACTTGAAAGCGTCACTCGCCAGATTTGGCATTGCAGACCCAATCATTATCAACACCGACAACATGATTATTGGCGGGCATCAGCGCATGAAGATACTCGAAACGCTGTTAGGCTATGAACCTGACTTCCAGATTGATGTGCGAGTGCCCGACAGGGAATTGAGCATTGACGAGGTGCGTGAGTTGAACGTCCGCCTGAACAAGAACGTGGCAGAGTGGGATTTCGACACGCTGGCGAACAACTTTGAACTGGATGACCTGCTGGACTGGGGCTTTGACAAAAAGGAACTCGACCTCGATTTGTGGGCAGGTGACGCGCCGGAGGACGTTGAGCCGCAGATTGACAAAGCGGAGGAGTTGCGCGTCAAGTGGGGCGTTGAGAGCGGGCAGCTGTGGCAACTTGGCGAGCATCGGCTGATTTGCGGCGATTGCACCGACAAGAATAACACTGACAGGCTTATGGGTGAAAACCTTGCCAACTTATGTTTCACTTCACCGCCTTATTGGGTTGGTAAAAATTATGAAACGCAAGACAGTATTGAGGCAATTAATAATTTTATTGTTTCTGTCGCGAAGTCAATTGACAGGTGTGTTCAAAAAGACGAGAGCAGAATCATTATCAATTCCAGCACTGGTTTCACCACTTCATTTGACAAAAGAAACAAGCGCCAGACGCTGTTGCTGATAGATAAATGGACTAATGCGTTTTTCGATTTGAAATGGAATTTGCGCCATGTTAGGCATTGGCTCAAACACGGACAGTTAATGTCAATTGGGGCAAAATCAGACATGATAGACCAGCATTGCGAATGGTTCTGCACCTATGAAAACGATGACGGAAAAGAAATGATATTCGAAGACCGTGTCAGAGTGGACGAGGTCGAGACTTTATTGGCTTTTTATAACATAAGCGGGCGTGGGCGTGGGCGTGAGCAAGAATCGCTCGGAAATCATATGAACGGCAAGCACTGGGCGATGAAGGCATATTGGGATGACATTCACGGCAATGCTAATTCAGACAACCATTGCGCTGCGTTTCCGCTTGAATTAGTCGAAAGGCACATGGTTATTTATAGCAAGCGGGAAGAGTTTGTATTCGAACCATTTCTCGGCTCAGGCACCACCCTCATCGCTTGCGAGCGGTTAGGGCGCAAGTGCCGCGCAATCGAAATCAGCCCGGCTTATTGTGCCGTTGCCATCCAAAGATGGGTAGACATGACCGGCGGAGTGCCGGAATTGATTGATAGCAATACAATCATTTAGCAAACATGGCAAACAGAAACCCACCGACCAACGGATTTGACAAGCGCAAGGCGGCAATCAATCGCAAAGGGCGTCCAAAGACGTTTGACGCCCTGCGCACCCTTGCCCAACAGATTGCACACGAGGCCGCGCAAAACGGCGGGCAACCGCTGGTTATCAACGGGCATACCGTGACGGTAGCGGAGGCAATCCTGCGCCAGTGGGCTACCAGCAAGAACCCGCAATTGCAACGGGCGTTCATTGAGGTTGCATTTGGCAAAGTGCCGGATAAAGTTGAAATTGCCAATTCGCCAGATAGCACTTTCCGGGTTACATGGGATGATGTGGAAAATGGAAATTAGAGCAGCCCCCCACCCGGGGCAGGTCGAGGTACACAACAGCCCGGCACGGTTCAAAGTGCTGGCGGCTGGCAGGCGGTGGGGGAAGACCCGGCTGGGCGTGAATGAATGCCTTGACGTAGCGAGCACAGGCGGGCGGGCGTGGTGGGTATCGCCCAACTACAAAATGTCAGAGGTGGGCTGGCGTCCCCTGCGCCAACTATCCCGCCGAGTACCAGGAGCGACCATCAAACTGGCGGATAGAGTGGTGGAGTTTTCCGGCGGTGGATTTGTGGCAATCAGATCCGCAGATAATCCTGACAGCTTACGCGGTGAAGGGTTGGACTTTGTCGTCATGGATGAGGCGGCATTTATGAGCCGTGAAGCCTGGACGGAGGCAATCCGCCCGGCACTATCTGACAGACAGGGCAGGTCTTTGTTCATCTCCACCCCGAAGGGGCGCAACTGGTTTTGGGAAATCTACCAGCGCGGCGTCAATGGCGAGGATGGCTGGCAATCCTGGACGTTCCCTACTGCCGATAACCCATACATTGACCCGGCGGAAGTGGAGGCGGCGCGGCGAGAGTTGCCAGACATCATATTCAGGCAGGAATTCCTGGCGGAGTTTGTGGATAGCGAAGGCGCGGTCTTTCGGCGCGTCCAGGAGGCTGCCCGCTTGCAACCGATAGACCGGGCAATCGAGGGGCGTCAATACGTGGCAGCCGTAGACCCTGCAAGTGAAACGGACTATACCGCCGTATGCGTCCTGGATGTGGAGAGCAAGCAGCAGGTCTACCTGGACAGGTTCAACCGGGTGGACTACCCCGTATTAGAGGACCGCCTTGCAGCGGTCTATGCCCGTTTCCGGCTTGAACGGATGCGCATCGAGGGCAACAGCATCGGTGCGCCGGTGATTGACCACCTGGTTGCGCGTGGCTTGCGCAAGGGAAGCGCAGGCACAGCCGATGCTGATATAGGAGAGGATATGACAATTGAGACTTTTACGACCACCAACGCCACAAAAGCTACCATCATTCAGCAGTTGATGGCGGCATTCGAGCACGAACAAATTGCCATCCTGGACGACCCGGTGCAGACCGGGGAGCTGCTATCGTTTGAGAGTAAAAAGACCGCCAGCGGTGCGATGACGTACAGCGCGCCGTCCGGCGTGCATGATGACACCGTTATGGCGTTAGCTATGGCGTGGGATATGGTGGCGGGCAATCCGCCAATCACTGTAATTGACGACCCTTTTGCGGGATGGTGAAAGATGAGTATATTTGACACTTGGATCGAAAAGTTAAGCTACCAGTTATCGGAACGGATTGCCGGCAGGCTGGCGGACGTTCGCACTACGGTCAATTATCGCTATGGCAAGCAACGGCGGCAGATGGGGGTGAAGCCAGGGCAGCCGGATGATAACATGACCGTGAACTTCACCGGGCTGATTGTGGATCGCGGCATCAGTGCGGTGATTGGTGACGGGATTAAATTTGACCTGCCCGGAGAAGGCGACACGCCGGAAGATGCCTACATCGAGGCGGTCTGGAAAGCCAACCGGAAAGAACGGCTGCTGTTGTCCGCACTCATGGCGGCTGCCGATGGAGGCACCGGGTACATCCGCATTATCCCGGACGGTATCGTTGGCGAGGACGGCAACACCTACCCCCGCCTGGTGGTACTCAACCCCGGCTTTATTGTCATGGATGCCCTGCCGGAAGACAAGGACATGGTGTGGCGGTATCTCATCGAGTACCAGGTGGAAGGGCTGGACAAAAAGATATTGACCCGGCGTGAAACCATCCAGATCACCGAAAACGGCTGGGAAATCGTGTCGGAAGAAATGCACGGCTACGGCGGGCGGTGGATTGAAGTCGCCCGCGATATGTGGGGCTACGACTTTCCGCCGATTGTCCACTGGCAGAACTTGCCGAACCCCTATGACGCTGCGGGCGAGCCAGACCTGACGGATGACGTGATCGCCGTCCAGGATCGCATGAACTACCTTGCCAGCAACCTCAATAAGATCATCCGCTATTATGGACACCCGATGCGCTATGGCGTGGGACTGGGTGCAACCGACAAACTGCGTGTCGGACCCGATGAAATGGTATCCGTCAGCAAAGACGGGGACATCCGGCAACTGGAACAGCTGGGCGACCTTGCCGGTTCGATGCAATTCCTGACGTTTGTGCGCCAGGCATTGTTTGACATTACCCGCACGGTGGACATTGACAGCCTCCAGGACAAAATCGGCGCACTCACCAACTTCGGGCTGCGGGTGCTGTATTCTGACTTCATTGCCAAGACCAACACCAAGCGGCTGCTGTTCGGTGAAGCCCTGCGGGAAATCAACCGCCGGGTGCTGACCATGAACGGCATGAACCCCGACCCTGGGGACGTGGTATGGTCCGACATTCTCCCGACCAACGTGCAGGAGGAAGTCAACGTCCTCACAACCGACCTGGGGAACGGGCTGGTCAGCAAGCAGACCGCCAGTGAACGGCGGGGCTATGACTGGAAAAGCGAACAGGAACGGATGCAGGAGGAAGCCGCCGCCGGTGACAATGTGGGTGCGGCTGTTCTGCGGCTGTTCAACCAGGGAGGACAGTAAATGCCATATCTCCCGGACGTGCTGTCAGCCGCCGCCCAATACCAGGCAGCCCTGGAACGGCAGGACGCCGCAGCACTCGCACGGCTGGCGCGGGCATACCATGACGCATACCAGCGCATAGAAGGCAAACTCAACGCCCTGCTGCTGGAAACCGCCGGGCGTGACCTGACAATGGGTGAAGTCACCCGCATGGTGCAATACCGTTCCATGCTGGCACAGATCGGCGTGGAACTGCGCGACATGGAAGCCCTGACTAGGGACATCACCCGGCAGCTTGCAGACCTGGGCATTGACACCGGGCGCAGGAACGCCGGGAATTACATCAGCATCCTGGCATCCGGGGAAACGAAGATAAGTGCGGACTTCATGCGCCTGCCAACCGGGGCAATCAAAACCATGCTGGGTTTTTTAGCGGACGACAGTCCGCTATACAAGGGAATTGCTGGCATCTCCGAACACGCCCCGGACATCGCCAGCGCACTTGTGCAGGGTATCGCCCAGGGGCGCAGCCCCAACGAAATATCCAGGCTGCTAAACCGCACCTGGGGCATGGAACTCACCAGCAGCATGAAAACGGCAAGAACCGCCATGCTGTGGGCGCACCGGGAGGCAAGCCGGGCAACGTATGCAGCTAACGGAGACGTGGTAAAAGGCTGGATATGGTACGCCGAACTGGACAGCGACACCTGCCTGTCCTGCGTATCCATGCACGGCACAGAACACCCCATTGATGAACCGCTGGACGACCACTGGAACGGGCGATGTGTGGCACTGCCTTTGACCGTCTTTGGCAACCCGGTGGAGAAAAACGGTGAAACCTGGTTCCGGGAACAGTCCGAACAACGGCAGCGGGAGATGATGGGCGGGAAACGCCACGCTGCCTGGGTGGAAGGTAAATTCGAGTTTGGGGCATTATCGAGGCAAACAGATGACGCCGTATTCGGACACATGCGCACCGAGACGCCCCTGAAAGACCTGGTGCGGGATGAGTGAGGAGGAACGACTGTTCTGGCTGGCGATCCGGGCGGCATTACTGGCAATCGTGGCGGCGATAGAACGCCGCTGCGGGATAAACAAACAAGAAAAGTAAAACTAACGTTTGCGTAAGGAGGAGAATTATGGCACGAAAAGATTACATGTACTTCCGGGTTTCACAGGAAGAGCGGGGAATCATCCGGGTTCTATGTAAGCGGGAAGGGGTGACTGCGTCCGCTTTAATCCGGGACCTGGTCCGGGCTGAAGCAAAGCGGCAGGGGCTTCCACCCGCCGGGCTGATCCACCTCTACGATGAGGACGGCACGGAAAAGCCCAACCAGGAGGCATCCTGATATTGGTGTATTGTATTCACGTGTAAATAATGTTATAATTTATGTTATAACTCATGTATTGAGTTTAGAGGTGTATGAATCACGTCATTGACGTGGATGCTGTGAAAAATAGCGATTCAGAATCCTCCCAAGTGCTATAAGGCGGGATGCCGAAGGGAGCACAGCAAAAGGCAGTGAGTGTAAAAGCCCGCTGCCTTTTGCGTTTAATGGGGGAATATTTGTTAGTCTGGTTTATCGCTACTAGTGGCAATATACCAGAATGACAAGCACACTACTTGTATAAACAATAGAAACGTGCTATTATAACAACAGTCAAATAACACTGTACGGGAGGCGAGACGCATACCGTACAGGAAGGGCGGCAAACGCCAATTCAGGCGGTGGCTTGCGAGGAAATCAATCCTCACAAGCCGCCGCCGTTTTTGTTTAAGGAGTCGAGATGACGGAAGAAGTAACAAAATCCACCGAGACAGTGGAACAGGCTACCGAGACGGCAGCCGAACAAGCCGCACCCGAAACCGAGTTTGACCGGGACCGGGCTATGGCTCTTATCGAAAAACTGCGCAAAGAGAACCGGGAACTTACCAAGCGCGCCAAGACTGCGGACGAACTGGAAGCGGAAAAGCGCAAGCGCGAGGAAGCGGAACTGTCCGAACTGGACAAAGCCAACAAACGCCTGGCAGAACTCGAAGCGCAAGTCAAGAACCAAACACTGGCACAGATGCGGCGAGAAGTCGCTGCCAGCGTGGGTTTGCCCCCAGCATTGGCTGACCGGATTCACGGTGAGACACCGGAGGAAATGGAAGCGGATGCGAAATCCATGCTGGAAGCACTACCCAAACCTGTTGCAAACAAACCATCGCCGGGCATTGTCACCAATCCGGGGGCTGCAACCCAGCCAGCGGAAACACGAGATCAACGACTCCGGCGCATTTTAACTGGCAAGGAGTAAAAACATGCCATCACTCAACCTATATAGCGATCTTGCTGCTATCGCTAACAACATTCAGGAAGATGCGTATTTTGCCGTCCGGGAGGGCGGCACGATGCAGCGTCTCATCAAAGTCTTTCAGGACTCGTCCGGTGGAAATCCGCGCGTGGGTTACTACTACAGTAGCAACACTGCTGTCGCAATTGATGAAGATACCGATCTGACCTCCACTGTGTTCAAGCCAACCGCAGATCAAACCCTCACCCCTGGTGAAATTGGTTTGCAGTACTTCGTTTCCGATCTTCGGGCGGAGAGCGAACTGCCGGAAAACATCATCGCTGACGCAAAGACCGACCTGGCACTGGCAGCCCTGGCAAAAGTCGAATCCGACTTGTGCGGGGACTTGTCCAGCCTCACCGGTGGCTCCATCGGCGCGTCCGGTTCCGCCATCACCTGGGGCCACGTCGCGGCTGCCATCGCACAGGCGCGCAACGCCAACAAAAACCCGAATGTCCCGCTGTCCTGCGTGATTCACGGCTACCAGTGGGCTGTGCTTGCGAAAGCCGCATCCGTTGCGGGTTCTTCGCTGGCACAGGCTCCGGGCGTGACCGAGGAAATCACCCGCACCGGCTGGGTTGCCACCTTCATGGGTGTTCCCATCTACCAGGTGTTTGCGTCTCCTAATTCCAGCTCCGATTTTATCGGCGGTGTGTTCCCCGCAACTGCCCTGGCAATTGACTGGCGGCGCGGCATCAAAGTGGAAGCCGAGCGCAACGCCTCTCGGCGCGGCACCGAGTTCAATATGTCCGCCGTGTATGCGCATGGTGTCTGGCGTCCTGCTTTGGGCGTCAAGATGACCTTCGCTGCCACCGCTCCGACTTCATAAGGAGAACTGAAATGACTGACGTTCATATCGCAACACTCTCACTCGGTTCCTATAACGGCGAGACCCACCTGCCTCTGGTGAAAGTCCCCAATGGGTACGGCGGCATCACCGTGCTGGAATCCTATCTTGTCGCACCAGGTGCCGGCACCGCCATTGGCGGTCTGCTGGTGACCTGCACCGATGCTGGCACCCCGGCAGTCAATGGCACCATCGGCAGTTTTGCCGGAACGGTTGTCACTGCTGCTGGAGTTCCTAGCGCACTGACTGTTTCATCCGCCTACGTTGCCGATGACTACTGGATTGGCTATGACCAGACCTCCGGGACTGTTCCCGCTGGTACGTTCATTGTCATGTCCTACGTCATGGGCAAGGCAGCCTAACAGGTACTAACGATATGCGCGGGGATAGGTTCGTACGACTGACAAGCGGTGCCTCCTCCCGCCGCTTCCCCGCGCCCTTTGGAGGCTTGTGAGAGAGGACACAGATGAGAATTAACTGGTTTAGCAACGCACCCTGGGCGTCCTCCGGGTATGGCAATCAGACCCGGCTATTTGCGCGCCGCATCAAAGACCTGGGACACCAGGTATCCATCACGGCATTTTACGGACTGGAAGGTGCCATTTTGAATATGGACGGGATGCCCATCTATCCAAAGGGCTTGCAGCCCTACGGACAGGACATCATGAGCGCACACGCCAGGAACGCCAATGCCGACATTATCATCTCACTGATTGACGCCTGGGTGATTGACCCGCGCCTCAACGTTCACGGCATCCCCTGGATACCCTGGTTCCCGGTGGACAGTGAACCGCTGCCAGCACCCGTCAAGCGCGCTGCGGCAGCAGCTTACAAGCGGATTGTCTTTTCCCGGTTTGGTGAAAAGATGGTACACGACGCCGGGCTGGACTGCTACTATGTCCCACACGGCTGCGACACCAACGTATACAAGCCAATGGATCAAGCGGAAGCCCGCACAGCGGTGCAATTCCCCCAGGATAGATTTATTGTTGGCATGGTCGCAGCGAACAAAGGGACACCCAGCCGAAAAGCATTCATGCCGCAGTTAAAGGCATTTGCCGAATTGCAGAAAAGGCACGGCGACTGTTTTTTATACCTCCACACCAACCGCAGCGAGCGCGGGGAAATGGAAGGCGTGAACCTGCCCGAATACCTGCGCTTTTTGGGCTTGCAGGAAGGGCGCGACTACGGCTTCCCCGACCCCTACTTGCAGATGCTGGGCTTTCCGGATGCCGTCATGGCAGCGATGTACAATGCATTTGACGTCAAGACCCTCGTCAGTATGGGTGAGGGTTTTGGTATTCCCATCCTCGAAGCGCAAGCCTGCGGATGCCCGGTGGTGGTGGGTGACTGGACAAGCATGGGTGAACTCTGTTTCTCCGGCTGGAAAGTCAGCAAGGCGGACGCCGAACCATTTTGGACGCCCCTGGCAGCCTACCAATATTATCCGCGGTCAGGGGCGATCCTGGACGCCTACGAAGCCGCCTACCAGATGAAAGGCAACCAGGACTACCGCTCCAGGGCGCGGGAGGGTGCGCTTGCCTACGATGCAGACCGGGTGACAGAAAAATACTGGAAGCCGGTGCTGGATGAAATTGGCGAACAGCTGGCGGATGACACGGTTGCAACCCGCAAGGTGGCAGCATGAAGCGCGCCATCTGCACATTTGGCACAGGAAAGCACGCCGAATACCTGGACGTTGCTCTGCCGTCATTCATGCGCTTTGCCAACCGGCACGGGTATGAAGTGATTGTCGCTGACAAAATTGGCACAGCCCGCCCGCCCAGCTGGTACAAGGTGCGGATGCTGCAAGAGGCACTGAAAGACTATGACGCCGCCCTGTGGATTGACGCCGATGTGGTGATTGTGGACAGCCGGGAGGACTGGCAGCACGATCCGAAGTACTGGCAGTCAATGGTCAAGCACCAGACAGGTGACGGGGAAGTCCCCAATCACGGCATTTGGTATGTGACGCAAGCCATGACTCCGATGCTGGACGCAATATGGGGGCTGGAACGCTATCGTTTTCATGGCTGGTGGGAACAGGCGGCATCCATGTCGCTGATGGGATACGACCCGGACAACCGACCCTGCCGGAATACTGCACCCACGCCGTATTATGAGGCAACGCAGTTTATTGACCCCGGCTGGAACGTCCACAAGTGGGACAAGAACAAAAGCAAACACAACCGATTTATGCACGCCACCATGCACGCTGACGTACTTGGAACCATGCAGGATTGGGCGGAGATGGCAATATGACATTCCTCTCCGTCTATACCCCCACTTACAAACGCCCGCAGGCACTGGCACGCTGCAAGGCAAGCGTGGCAGCACAGACTATCATCGTGGAACGCATTCACGCCTGGAAAGTGGACAACCGGTGTCGGGTGATGTGCCGGGGACATATTCCCAATATCACCCTCAACCGAATCATGGAACCGCGCGGCGGTCATGACGATTTTGTGTAAGGAGCAACTATGACAACTGGAATCATTAGCGATGCACTAGAAAACGCCTGGCTGAACCATGTATTGAGGAACACCGCCTATACCAGCCCTGGCACGGCGGTCTATGCAGCCCTGTTCACCAGCAACCCGGCGGACGACTTTTCCGGCACGGAATGCACGGGTGACGGGTATGCCCGCGTCCAATTACAGGGAACGGCGGAATGGAACGCCCCCGGCACCACCCGCGCGACGGCAAACACCAACGCCGTGACCTTCCCGACAGCCACAGGCGACTGGGGAACCATCACCCACCTTGCCATCTGTCACGGCGCAACCAGCGGAACACTGCTGTATTACTGCGAACTGACCGCCTCGAAAATAATTGGCAGCGGGGACACGTTCAGCATTGCCGCCGGGGAGATTGACATCTCCATCGGCGGGGCGTGCGGCAACTACCTGGCGGGCAAACTGATTGACCACACCCTGCGCAACACCGCCTACACCACGCCAGGGACGGCAATTTATGTATCCCTCCACCAGGCAGACCCAACCAGTGCCGGAGACGGCACTGAGTGCAGCGGCACCGGGTATGAACGGGAACAATGCACCGGCTGGGACGCAGCATCGGGCGGGGCAACCCAAAACACCGGAGCGATTGACTTCGGCACGTGTACCGCCACATGGGGAACGGTGGTCGGTGTTGGTGTTTGGGATGCCCTATCTGCCGGCAACTACCTCATGGGAGGCACCGTATCCGCCAACAAAGTCACGGCGGCGGGCGACACCTTCCAGATCGCAGCCGGAGCATTGGACGTAACCCTGGGATAAACAATGGCAATCAGCAACCCTACCCTGCTGGATACCCAAACGCTGCATGGGTGGATAGTGGACAAACTTAACAGCGCGTCCATCTCGCCGTCCGCCAATGCGCTGCTAGTCATCGTTCATACTGTCCGGGCGCCCAGTGGCAGCGGGTGGACGGATAGCGTGACGGATAGTTTCGGCGCGAACCTGGGCGACTGGACCAGCATAGGGGTGGAAATTGACGGCGCGGCAACCGTCCACATGTGGCTCCACTACGCCCAGTGCGGAGCAACGCCGGGCAGCGGGACAGTATCGGTTGAGCCGTCCGGCGGGACCGAGCAGATCATGTTCGTTTTGGAGTTGACCGGACACAACACGACCAGCCCGGTGACGCAGTATAAGACCTACTCATCGGACGCCACGCCAACCAGCCCGGAAATCACACTAGACAGCAGCCCGGCGAGCGGATCGCTGGTGCTGGGTGCAATTGGCGGCGGTCCTGGCACGACTTCTTCCGAGGCAACGTCCGGCACTGGATTTACCGAACTGGCGGACACGTGGGTGGCGGCACCACGTCTCCCAGTCACGTCCTGCGCCGTACAGTATGACAACGGCGGGGCGGACACGACCTGCGACTGGTCGCTATCCAATTATGGACAGACCATCACCGGGATTGCCCTGGAAATTGCCGCAGCAAGCGGCGGAGGTACGGCGCATGAAGCCGCCGCAACCCTGGCAAACACCAGCGAAATGACCGGGGCAGGCTTGCGCAAGCTGGGGACTTCCTCCACTTTTACCACGACATCCGAAATGACGGCGGCAGGAATACGCGGGCTGGGTGCAGCTGCGGCATTGACCCTGACTTCTGAAATGACGGCGGCCGGCATTCGTGCGCTTGCCGTCAGCACCCTGCTGGCGATGACATCAACAATGACCGCCGGGGCAGTGCGCAAGCTGGGGACTTCCTCCACTTTTACCACGACATCCGAAATGACGGCGGCAGGAATACGCGGGCTGGGTGCAGCTGCGGCATTGACCCTGACTTCTGAAATGACAGCAGCTGGCATTCGTGCGCTTGCCGTCAGCACCCTGCTGGCGATGACATCAACAATGACCGCCGGGGCAGTGCGCAAGCTGGGGACTTCCTCCACTTTTACCACGACATCCGAAATGACGGCGGCAGGAATAC